GTGGTCAAGATCGACCTGGATAAAGTTGAGCTTAGCGCCAACATTAAAAAGTCTGTTGAAGAAGAATTCAATAACGTATTAAAGTTATTGGATTTTAACAGTAAAAGTCATGACATTTTTAAACGCTGGTATGTTGATGGTCGTTGCGTGTATCATAAAATTGTTGACACCAACAAACCCAAACAGGGCATTTTAGAATTACGCTACATAGATTCGCGAAAAATTAAAAAAGTACGTAAACTAGACCGTAAAAAAGATCCCAACACCGGTGTTGAAATTATCACCAACATGGAAGAATTTTTCATCTATAATGAAAAAGGACTGGTAGCTGTTGGCCCAACAGCTCCTAATGCCATGCAGGGTATTAAGATAGCCACAGACGCCATAGCGTACTGTACCAGTGGGCTAATTGATCAGGACAAGAACATTGTCATGGGTCATTTACACAAGGCCATTAAAGTTGTAAATCAGCTTAGAATGGTCGAAGACAGCCTGGTCATTTATAGAATGACTCGAGCACCAGAACGCAGAATATTTTACATAGACGTAGGTAACTTGCCCAAGGCCAAGGCCGAACAGTATGTAAAAGGCATCATGAACCAGTATCGTAACAAGGTCACCTATGACGCTACGACTGGTGAAATACGAGACGAAAAGAAAACCATGAGCATGTTGGAAGACTTCTGGATGCCTCGCCGTGAAGGTGGCAAAGGAACAGAAATTACAACACTGGATGGTGGTGCTAATCTAGGCGAAATAAACGATATTAACTATTTCCAAAATAAATTATATCAGAGCCTAAATGTACCAGTTAGTCGTATGAGAGCAGACAACGGCATGAATTTTGGTCGTCAGGCAGAAATTACCCGAGACGAATTAAAATTCAGTAAATTTGTTAGCCGTCTACGTAAAAAATTCGGTGAGTTATTTGATGACTTGTTAAAAACTCAGTTAATTCTCAAAGGCATTATGCGTGAAGAAGACTGGGATAAAATCAAAGAAGACATCTATTATAATTATACTCAGGACACCTACATGGCCGAAGCCAAGCAGGCTGAGATACAACGTAATCGCATTGACTTATTAAATGCCATCAATCCCTATGTGGGAACTTACTTTAGCCGAGAATTTGTCTATACTGACATCTTGCATCTGACCGAAGAAGAACGTCTAAAGATACAAAAAGAAATACAACAGGATCAACAGTTGCAACAGCAGTTGCAGATGCAACAGCAGGGCGCACAGCAACCTGGTAGTACACAGGCTGCTGCATTAACCAACAGTCTGGGTGGAAGTGTTGGTAGTGGCGATGACATACAGGGTCCAGCACCATATAATCCCAGCAACCCTCAGGTTGAACACATAGATCGATTAAGATTATTTACTAAACAACATGGAGTTAAATCATGAGCATCACAACTGAACTAGTTGATAACATTCTTCAAGACAACAATGCTGAAGCACAACAAAATTTTTCAGACATCATGGGAGCTAAAATAACTGCAGCTCTGGATGCTCGCAAAGTAGAAGTTGCTCAGTCCCTAGGAGCTAATGATGTTGAAGTTCAAACAGATTAGAGAAGCTGCAAAAATCAATCCCTATGCCATAGGCATGGCCGTAGCTAAGAAAAAAGCTGGACTAGGAACAGCCAAGGCTGAAGATTTGCCTAAGAACATTATTACCAAGGCTCATGAAATTGCCAAAAAGATCAAGGCCAATGAAAATTTTGATCATGTCTTGGACATGAACGAAGAACAATTAGCGGAATTGAGTAAAGCAACTATGCGTAGTTATTTAACCAAAGCACCTAAATCAGCTCGTATCATGGGTCAAATTGCCACTGATTATCAGAACCGAGCCGAGCGTAAACGCAATCCTGGTTTAAAAGGGGCTTTTAACAATCTAAGTCAAAAATACAAAAAGAAGGCCTGGAATCGCGAAGACAACATACAAAAGGCCGTAGATAAAATAGCAGGAGACAAATAATGGCCGTACAATACAACGTAATTAAAAACGATCGCCAACGTGCAGTATTGCATTTTTATGCCAGTGCAGCTGGTGACAGTGCTACAGTTACACTGCTAAGTCTGCGTAGAACAGATGAGATTGCAACCTCAACAACCAGCGAATTAACTGTTAATATTTGTGGTGCATATTCAAACATACCATCCATTTCTGATAGTAGTATTTTAGTGCGTCGTGGCACTTCAAGTGGCACAGTGGTGTTAGAACTCCATGGGTGTAATGAATATCCAGGTAATCAACAATTGCCTACATTGGACTTAAATAATACTAGTAGTATTTTTGTATTGTTTGAATCCTCAGGTATGTTGATGTTAGATCTTAAAAAAGTAAATGGATACGCAGGTCCAAATACTAACGTTGGAGTATAACATGAAGCTAATTACAGAAACCGTACAGGATATACAATACATTAAAGAGGCTCGAGAAGAAGGCGGTAAAGCCTATTATATCGAGGGTCCTTTCTTGCAGACTGAAATTGCCAATCGCAATGGTCGAGTATATCGTAAAGAAACCATGGACAAAGAAGTCCAACGATACATTAAAGAATATGTTAACACGAAACGAGCATTTGGTGAGTTAGGCCATCCAGATGGTCCAAGCATCAATCTGGATCGTGTTAGCCATATGATTGTGAGCCTCAAAGCCGAAGGCAACAATTACATAGGTCGTGCTAAGATCATGACCGAAACACCTATGGGACGCATCGTTAAAAACCTCATTGACGAAGGTGCTCAGCTAGGTGTTAGCTCTCGTGGAATGGGTAGTTTAAAAGTGAATTCAGAAGGTGTAAATGAAGTTCAAGATGACTTTTATCTAGCAACCGCAGCTGACATTGTCGCTGATCCAAGTGCCCCAGACGCTTTTGTGCGTGGTATCATGGAAGGCAAAGAATGGATGATGGTTGAAGGTCGATTTGTAGAAAGACAATACGACCAGGTCCGTAGCATAATCCAACAGACCAAAGGCAAAGATCTTGACGCAGCAAAAATTGCGGTATTTGAAAATTACATAAAACAAATATCAAAATAATAGAACTTATAAATAATAGAAACCCCGTTTTAGGAGACCTTTAAAATGTCATTAGAAACAAAAATTCGCGAGCTCATGGAAAGTAAAAAAGCCAAAGCTCAGCAATTAGATGAAGCTCTGGGCCAAGAGGGCACAGTGCAGCAAGGCAGTAGTGAAAAAGCTACTTATACTGAAATTAATCCTCATACAGGTGCTGCTGTAAATCCAGAAGACACCACTGTTAAGAAAGGTGCTCAAGAAGCTCAGGCTAAACAAGGCTCCAGTGAAAACGCATCTTATACAGAACAAGATCCTCATAATGCACAAGCAGTTACAACAGCTCAGACAGTTCAAAAGGGTCAAGGCGCAGGCCAAGCACCTAATTACGAAGCTGGTGTAGATTCTGCCAGTGTGGTAAATCAGGCATCAAGCGCTGGTAATGTTAAAAAAGAAGACGTAGATACAGATTCTGAAGACATTATTACCGAAGAAGATATCGATGACACCGCTGAAGAAATTCAGGCTGCTCCTCGTAAAATCGAAATGAATTTAGAAGATTTGCGCAAAGACATTGATAGTGTATTTGCAGCAGATACAAACTTAAGCGAAGAGTTCAAAACTCAAGCTAGTAAAATTTTCGAAGCTGCTGTTATTGCTCGTGTAAATCACGAAGTTGAGCAATTAACTGCGGAATTATCAGAACAAAACGCAGTAGAATTCGAAACCCTCAAAGAAGGTCTTGTAGAAAAGGTTGATTCATATTTAAATTATGTTATAGAACAATGGATGAAAGACAATGAGATTGCCGTGGAACAAGGTTTACGCACAGAAGTTGCGGAAGACTTTATGCTTGGTTTAAAGAATCTTTTCCAAGAACATTACTTTGAAGTACCAGAAGACCGTATCGATGTATTGGAAGATATGTCTGCTAAGGTTGACGAAGCATCAGCAAAACTTGACGAAACAATTGCAGCTAATGTAGCTCTTAAAACAGAGTTAGATAACATTAAACGCGATCGTATCGTTGAAGCTGCTTGCAAAGACCTCACAGCAACAGATGCGGAAAAAATGTCTAAACTATTGGAAGGCGTAGAATTTGACAATGAAACACTTTTTGCAGAAAAAGTAAAAGTTGTTAAAGAAAATTACTTCCCAGGCAATACTCCGGTTAGTCCAGAGAAAATGCTTGAAGAGCAAGTTCAAAACCAAGGCGAAAAATTAACCGAACAGGTTGTAACAGGAAACATGAAAGTGTATGCTGAAGCACTGGGTAGAACAGCCAAGTTTAATAAATAATTGAATCAACAATTCCTTCAGGAGAAATACTAAAATGGCAACATTAATGGAAAAATGGGCACCGGTTATTAACCACGATGCTCTACCAGAAATCAAAGACGACTACAAACGTCATGTAACAAGCGTTCTTTTAGAGAACCAAGAAAAAGCTCTAATCGAAGAAAAACAAGCACTTTGGGAAGCAACACCAGCTAACGCTGCAGGTGCTGGTTTCTCAGGTCAAGTAAACTCACCAGCAAATGCTAACTTAGCAGGTTATGATCCAATCTTAATCAGCCTGGTTCGCCGTGCAATGCCAAACTTAATGGCATACGATGTTTGCGGTGTACAACCAATGACTGGCCCAACAGGTTTGATTTTCGCTATGAAATCAAACTACTCAGTACAAGGCGGTACAGAAGCGTTATTTAACGAAGCTGACACAGACTTTGCTGGTTCTTCAATCACAGCTCACGCTGGTTCAAACCCAGTAGCTAGCCCATACACTACAGGTGTTGGTATTGCTACAGGTGACGCTGAGCAATTAGGCGACACATATGCTTTTGGCGAAATGGCTTTCTCAATCGAGAAAACAACCGTATCTGCTAAGACACGTGGTTTAAAAGCTCAATACACAGTTGAATTAGCACAGGACCTTAAAGCAGTTCATGGTCTTGACGCAGAAGGTGAATTAGCTAACATTCTTAGCCAAGAAATCTTATTCGAAATCAACCGTGAAGTTATCCGTACTATCTACAGTGCAGCACAACCTGGTGCACAAACTGGTGCTACAACAACTTTCGGTACATTCGACTTAGACACCGATGCAAACGGTCGTTGGTCAGTAGAACGCTTCAAAGGCTTACTGTTCCAAATCGAACGTGATTGCAACAGCATTGCTCAAACAACACGTAGAGGTAAAGGTAACATTCTAATCGTATCAGCAGACGTAGCTTCAGCTCTGTCAATGGCTGGTATCTTAGATTACACACCTGCTCTATCAACTTCACTAAACGTTGACGACACAGGCAATACATTTGCTGGTGTATTAAACGGTAAGATCAAAGTTTATGTTGATCCATATTCAGCAAACTTAAATACAGCTAGCCAATTCTACGTAGCAGGTTATAAAGGTACAAGTCCTTATGACGCTGGTATGTTCTATTGCCCATACGTACCATTACAAATGGTTCGTGCTGTAGATCCAAGCACATTCCAACCTAAGATCGGATTCAAAACACGTTACGGTCTAGTAACAAATCCGTTCACAAGCTTAACAGCTGGTACAAATACATACTACAGACGAGTAAAAGTAACAAACTTAATGTAATATGGATTGGTAGGAAACATAGTAATCAAGTCAAGGGAGTTTTCGGACTCCCTTTTCTTTACTTGATAAATATAGTTAAAGGTATTAATAGATCACGCAACCCAGGTACACACTAATACTATAGGTGTGTCAATAGAAAGTCAATAGGACCTTATGATTACTTCATTTACAACCAGATATACAGCAACAACTAGCATTGGTGCCAGTTTAGGACTGACAACAACAGCAAACTATTTGAAACCAAATAGTTTTAGATTTCAGATTGCAAAATTACCCAATATCACATATACTTGTCAGAGTGCGAATTTACCACCACTGCAACTAGGTGCTGCTATTCAGACTAGTCCGTTTGTTGATATACCACACCCAGGTGATAAAATTAACTTTGGTGACTTTACCATTAGGTTTTTAATCAACGAAGACATGAGCAACTACAAAGAACTCTATGACTGGATAGTCAGCATGGGCGTTCCTAGTCGTGGTGAACAATGGGCTAAAATTGGCAATAGAGCCAGTGCATTTGATACCGAAAAATATCAGAGTAACTTTAGTGATGCCAGTTTGATTATTTTAAACAGCAACAACAATCCTGTGGTTAGACTCAACTTCCAGGATTTATTTCCGGTCAGCATCGAGGGGTTAGATTTTGATTTAACCACAGCTGGCATGGAATACTTCATAGGCATAGCCGCTTTCCGTTATAAATTATTTACCATAGAACAGTATTGACACAATAGATAATTTACTATATAATGGCTGTATCTGAATTGTGGAGTAATTATGAAATTAGCTGAAATACAGGAAATGTGGACCAACGACAGTCGCATAGACGAAACCAATCTGGGCTCGGAAAGCGCCAAGATTCCCAAACTACACGCCAAATATCTCAATCTGCTAGTCAATGCAAAATTAACTACACGCCGAAGCGAATCGGAATATTTACGCATGCGTCGTCTTAAATGGCGATATTATCGTGGCGAAATGACTCAGATTGAACTAGACGAAGTAAACTGGCCGCAATGGCAGGGTGTTAAACCACTTAAAAATGAAATGGATGAATTCATAGCCACGGATACAGATTTAATTGTACTACAGGATAAACTAGAATATCACCGAACCGTACTCAGCCTGCTCGAAGGCATACTAAAAAGCATACACAGTCGAACCTGGGACATTAAAAATAGTATTGAATGGACCAAATTTACCAACGGAATGATATAATGGCTGATAGATTATCAAAATTTAGAACTAGACTTGAAAAGATAGGTATAGATGTAACCTTTGCGGCCAATTATCCTTGGATTTATTTTGATACTATTAACGGAAAAGAAGTGACAGGAACATTCCATGCCAATCATGGTT